CGCCATCAACGGGACCTCGTAGATGTCGCCGCTGCCGGTGGTGATGGTCAGCTTGTCCCACCCGACCGAGGGGTACTTCACGCAGTCCGGCCGGACGTTGCCTTCCTCACCGTTCACGGGTAGCACCTGCATATCGAACTGCAGGGTGACGCCAGACAGATCCGTCACGGGGAGTGGCTTCAGGCGCAGGTGGTTGTAGTAGTCGTAGGCGCTGAAGAGCTGGACGTTGGCGAAGTCCTCGGCTGCCTGAAAGATACCGGAGATCTGGAAGCCAGTCTCGGTGGAGTCGTGGATCGTGGTGGTGGCGGCGCGGCCGGAGAATCCCTGCAGTTGGATGGTCCTGCGGGGATCGAACATGTGAAGTAATTCGGAGGGCATGGCATCACGCGAATGGCGTGCTCTGGAGCGGGGGACTAGAATCAATCAGATGGAGCGTTCCCCGATTTTCAGTCTTGACCGTGAAATCTCGAGCGCGCCTTTCGCTGCAGCACCTGAGAAGGCTAAGAAGCTGAAATCCCTCAGCCATTCGATCACTTTGCTTTTCGACGATCAGCGTGCCGACTTCTGCGTCGCGGCAATCTCCGAGAAGGACGGGAGATTCATCAAAGCCTCAGCCGGAGCCCTAAACCTACTCTGGTGCGCAAGCTATGCATATTGGCTCCTATACAGGGGTTTCGTGAAAGCCCAGAGATTAGGGCACACCGAGTACAGCGTATCCGGGGCCCGTACAGTTTCCGAGGCGTTGAGCCTTTATCAATGGGCGATTCAATCAGCTGTGGAGTGCAAGCTTGAGCCGTGGCCGGTTGGAGCGCCGATGCCAGTCCGGTCACCGGAGCCGAATAGTCCGGTTCATGTCGCAAACGAGGTCTTCCTTGTCGCTGTGGGCTGGATTCTGCTCCACGAGATTGGGCATCACGAACTAGGCCATCCGCGTGAGGCAATCGGACCCGCATCGAAGCAGGAAGAGCATGATGCTGATCATTTTGCTTCCGACTGGCTCCTCAGCGAGGTTTCGGACTCGGCCCTGCTTCTCAAGCGGTCCCTGGGAATTGCCGTGGGCTAATGTGGTCCTGATCACGTTGGATCTCTGCCGGGCTTCCTTCGACAGCGTTTCGCATCCTCCATCGTACGAACGCCTGCAGAGAAATCTTCGAGAACGACAACTTGAGCAGGATCAGCCAGTGCACGCCTTCGTAGGCGCTATCCTGCAAGCGACCTTGGCAGCGTTTGGAGTCGACATCCACCTTGACCTCGATGCAACTTTCAGTGAGTTCGTCGATGATTTGACCTTCCAACTGCATCGCTTTGTTCAAGCTGCAAGACACGGCTGAGATCAGAGTCCGCCCTACGTTTGGATCACCACCGTCAAGTCCGAGCCTGGATTGGGCGATGCCACAGCCTTGATGTCGAAGGTGAGGTCGTTGCCTTCGTGCAGGATCGGCGTTGGCCAGATGCAGGGGCGGATCGAGCAGGCCGGGTGATCCTTGGTCACCACCGCATCGAAGGTCTGCGCCTCCGGATCGACCGCCAGAACCTCCACGCACTCCTCGTTTTCGGTACCGAACTCCAGGAACACGAACCTGCCCACCTCGAGCCCTGTGGTCGAAGCGTCGTAGGAGGCGGTAGCGATGGTCTGCGCCGTGCCGCTGCCGTCAATAGCGCTGAGGCTGAACAGCCCGTAGTCTGCATACGGCAGGCGGCGCGTCTCCGGCGGACCATAGCCGGCGTCGACCAGATAGTCGTAGGTGGTTTTGTACCCGTCCGGCAGCTTCTGCGCGATGCCCATTTTCTCCAGAACTTCCCAGGTCGCGCCGCCGTCGCGGCTGATCTTCACGACGTAGGCGGACTGCCCGTCAGTGGTTGGCTGTTGCACGTAAGCGAACACGCACCGGAGCGAGGCCGGATCGTGGACCTTCATCGGGATCGCCACTTCGTCCTGCGCCGCAAGCGCACCGGGGATTTGGAAAGTGTATGCGCCGCCGGAGCACGTGCGTTCGCCTGGCATGAACGGTTCGTTGTGATGGGAGAGCGGGAAGACAGTGAATGGACCGTGGCCGAAGTGATTCGCCACTCCGACGACGGCGGCCACTATGCATGCCGACGGGAGCTTCGCTTCGATGCGCGCGGGCAAGCCCGGCGTCCGGAAGAAGCCCTTCTTCACTGCCATGGTGAACATCTTCATGTCGAGCTTGTAGAAGCGGACACCCTTCAGGTGGGCGCACCGCAGCGTCTCGAACGAGGCCCAGTCCTCGCGCGTGTCGCCTACATGCCGCCGCTGGATCTCAAAGGAACCGGATGGGACCACGTCGCCGGTGTCCCCGGGGCCAACGATCTGAGCGCATTCGTAGGACCGGCGACCGGCATGCACGACGTCGGCCGCTTCGTCGTTGAAGATGATGTAATCGCCGACGCGGAAGGTGCGCGCCGTGTCCGGATTAACGCTGCAGGAAACCGTCACGGGATCAGTGTCCCTGTCGATAACCGCGTCGAGACTGGCCCACAAATCGGTGGCCAGTTCGTCGACGTAGTAGAGGCCCATCGCGATCTCGGTTGCTCCCGTGATGTTCAGGTTGCCCGCAGCGTCCGGTTCGACCGCGAGATCATCGACAGCGAACGAGCCGTAGTCCAGGAGCTTCGGCGTTCCATAGACGATCCCCGGCACTCCGGTGTCGATGAGGACCTCCTCGGGCACCGGGGCAGCAACGACGTCGGCAGGCTTCGGCCCGGCGACCAGGTCGTACATGGAGTCTGTGGTTGTGCGGCCTTGGATGTCGATCGAGTAGTCCTTGTTGAGCCGCCAGGAGGTGACGCGGAACTCGCCGGAGCCGTTGGGCATGTCCGGATGCGTCATCGAACACACCATGCCCGGCTCGGTGTTGAGCGCGAGCACAGTGGTCCGGAACGACAGTTGGCGCGCTGCCTTCCACTCCGCCGGCGACGTGCCGCCGAGTTCCTCGCGTAGCCGCACACTAACAATGCGCGCGGCCTGGGATTTGGATGCGGTCCCCGAGAGGTTCACGTTCGACTTCAGGAACAGTGGGCCGGCGCCGCCACCGATCAAGGTGGCGTGATCGATGTCATAGAGGCTGACGGAGTTGTTGACGAACTGATAGTCTTCGTCGGCGAAGTTGGCGGTGAGGTGGTTGAAGGACGGCTTCAGCGGAGCGAGTTGCAGGGAGTTGAAGAGGATGTTGCCCTGCGTGAAGGCCTCCACCGCCGATGAGTTCTCCCGAACGCCGATCTTCAGCTTGCCAAAGGCGAAGGTGTAGTATCCCAGGCAGTTCATCAGGACTTCCTGGAGCCAGTCGCGGAGCGGCTTCTCTTCCTGGAGCACGCCGCGGAACTTGAACTGCGTCTCGCTGCCAGAGCCGACCAGCTTGGTGACCTGATCATTGCAGATCGCGGCCGCATTGATGGCCGCCTGCACGTCGAACAGCGTCTCGGCCAGGTCGAGTTGCTGGGTCGTGGCATTGGCTCCCAGCCGGAGGCCTCGCGCCCGGAGCAGCATGTTGATCGCTACCCAGACCGGATTGATGAGCGGGGGCCCGTAGACGCGCACGCCGGGCGATGTCCACACCCAGCCGCTCATGCCGGACTGGACGTTGGCGACCATCGCGTGATCGCCGGGCTTCGAAAGTTGGAGGCCCTTGGCGTCGCTGCGCCGGATCACGATAAACGCGGTCCCAGCGGCGAAGTTGTCCTTGTAGGTCGAGTTGCCGGAGTAGACCCTGCGCCAATCGCCGCCGGTGGTGTTGCCGGATTGATCGAGGGAGAAGAAGTCCGTTGGCGCGGCAGGATCTGCGCCGAGGCACTGGCGCAGGCCGTAGTTGTTGTTGGGGTATCCGTGGTGCGCCTGGCCGTCGAGCGTGCTGCCGACGAACGTCTCGGCGGTGCCGTCGTTGTCGAGGTCCTCGTAGTGCGCTGGCGTGTACGCGCCAAGCGGCCCTTCGCCGACAATGCCCAGGCCCTCGTAATAGTCGCTCTCGTCGCGCCCGGCGGCGACCTTGCAGTTCACGGGCATCTCGCTGTCGGTGTAAATCTCGGGCACGATCTGGTCGTAGATCGAATCCGCGACCAGCGAGACGCTCGTGATGGTGGAGCGGCCGAAGCCCCAGACGCCCGTGGAATTGTCCTTGATGCGCACGCCCTGCGGCTCGGCGAGGATGCCGCCGTAGTAGCGTTTCATGCCGTGTGCGAGACAGCCATTCTCTGTCTCGTAGCCCTTGTCGCACTTGGATGCATCGGCGTTCGGGAAATGAGTCAGGTCGAGCGCGCCGGCGGTGGAGTACGGGCACACTTGCGAGTCAAATGGCTTCCAGCAGGTGCGGGAGATCTTGCGGGTCGGGTAGGGGAGGTTCAGTTCGTAAAGGCCATCGGCCGCGGTGACCTTGAACTCTGGCCCCGCATCACACGACCAGTTTACGATGTCGCCCCTCCAGAGATCGAGCTTCGTGCCAGTGCCGACGTGGAAGAGCGAAAACTCAAGCGTAGCTCGGAACAGATCCACATCGTTGGCCAGATCGCGCATGACCCGGTCGGCGTTGCCGAAGACGAACTGCGCCTCGTCCGACTCGTTGCCGATGGACTGCGAGATGCCGTCGAACTCCAGCAGCCGCGCCTGGTAGAGCTGTCCGCCGACGGTGCAACGCCGGTCGGAGACGTAAATTGCCGGGTAGCCCGACTGGAGCGGCTGGATGCGGACGAGCGGGACGATCTCCTGTACCTGAGAGAGCAGCGCGGACTGGAGTGCGGAGGGCGGGAAGCGGTTGACGGTTTGGGTGAGCGAGTAGACGGGCGAGATCGTGGGGATCTCGATCAGCGTGACGCCGAGCGAGCACGCCCAATCGGCGACCATCTCCCAGGACAGCGGCTCGTTAGCAAAGCGGCAAGTGACAGGCGTGGTGCCGCCGCCTTCATCATTCGGCGAGTTGTAGGTGAAAGCGCCGTAGGGTCCGTACTTCGACTCCCAGAAGTTACGCAGGGCAATGCGATCGGCGTCGCAGAGCCACTGCTTGCGAATCGTGAACCGTCGCGCGCCCGTACCCAGAAGGAATCGCTGCTCGATCTTGGCGTTGCCCGACCCGAACTGATGGGTCGCGACCTCGCGCACGCGGGAGTTGCCATGTGGGAAATCCGGCACGAGCGGCAACACGCCACTCGCCACGATCTCCGGCACCGCGATGTTGCCGATGTAATCAGGCATTTGGAAGGTAGCCTTCAACGATGGTCAGATGGCTATGAGTCCATCTAAACTGTGTTGAGAAGACGGGAGAGCACGATGAGCAACGAACAGGTGGCACCTGAGACGAAAGGCGTTACGGTGAAGTTACTTGCAGGTGTTGACCTTGGCCCTGAGATCGAGGGCATGGCAGGGCGCCAACTCCGCATGCGTATGGTGACCATCGAGCCTGGAGGCGTTTTCGGCCCGATTCACGACCACAAAGACCGGCCAGGCATCGTCTACATACTGCAAGGAACGATCACGGACCATCGAAATGGAGTCGCTACGGACTACGGACCGGGAGTGGGCTGGCCCGAGGATAGGAACACCCTGCACTGGCTTGAGAACAGAGGAACGATTCCGGCGGTGGAGATCTCGGTCGACATAGTCAGGCAGTAAAGTGCGCAGTCAGGCCAATTCGATCAGTTCGATCTGCACGTCCGCGCGGCGGAGGTCGACGGACTGGCTCCAATCGCCGGCGAAGCGCACGGTGTAGCGGCCCGCGACCGCCTGGCCGCTTGGGTCGGACGAGAATTTCGGATTCGTTTCATATGGATCGTAGAAGTAGAACGCTTCGGTGGGGCCCTTGCGGGCGTCGTAGAAGTCGCGAAGCGTCCCGAGTTGGACCGGTGTGATCCGCTTCGCCAGCAGCCAGCGCTTGCGACTGCTCGTGGCCTGGACCGACCGTTGCGACTCGCCGTTCCGGTACTCGCTTTCGACGACCGGATAGGCTCGCTCGTGGGCGAATGAGCGCGAGAGGCTCGCCGGCATCACCGTCAACGGCGCGGCATTCTGAACCGAACCGGGCATCAGGCCTTCACCAGGTCAATCAACCGCTGGTCCGGTTGCGTGCCGAGCTTCGCGGCGACGAATCGTGCGTATCCTGCTGGGTCGTTCCCGTCCGAAGCCGGCGCGTAGGTGCGAAACATCTCTTCCACCGTTGGTGCCTTGCCTCCGGTGTATCGCCCGTCGATGTACTGGCCGGCGAGCACGCGCAGGATCCGCCAGCCTTCCTCCAGCGCGCGGCGGCTCATCTCCTCGCGCGAAGCCCCAGGGAAACGCTCTGAAGCCCAGGCGACGAAGTCCACGTATCCGCCGCTGGTCGGGTAGGGTCGGCCCTTCGCGTCCCGCCAGGCGCGGAGGTTCCCCGGATTGGCGTTGCGCTGCGCGAGACTCGGATGCGCCGAGAAGAACCCCTCCATCTGCGCAATCGCCCGCGCGAGTTTGTCGAGCAGTTCCTGGCGGGTCATGACACGATCAATCCCGGACTGAGTTGCAGCCCCGTCATCTCACGCCTCCCGGCATTGGCTTTGGTCGCCGTCATCGCGGCAGACTGGACCGCGCGCGGATTCTCCACCACCACGCGCACCGTCTCCTTCTCGAAGAACTCCTTGGCCCCTGGCACGGTTATGTTGATCACTGTGGGACCCGCGGCCGACGGCGTGCCGCCGCCGATCTTGTCGAGCGAAGGCAGGCCGCTCAGTCCGGGCAGCGAGCTGCCATTGCTGTAGGACGGCGACTGGAACAGCGATCCGCCGGTCTCCACGAGCGATAGCGGCGTCACTGTGCCCGGCATGCCCGTGGGCTTTTGGCCGGTAGTCATCGCATACAACTGGATCAGATCGCGGATCTGCGGCGAGCGGATGGCCAGATCGAGGTTCCCGTCGAACGCTGATTTCGCGGTGTCGACGATCTGCTTCAGAACGCCCTTGTCGGAGATGTCGACGCCGTAGAGGGCTTTGACCTTCGCCTTGGCTTTCTCCTCAGCACCCTTCACGAATAGGCGCACGATACCGGCGACCAGCCCTGCGGCCGCGCCGATCGCCGCACCCAGCGGCCCGCCGAACTTGAACCCGATCATCGCGCCGCCTGCCGTGGTCTCCGCCATGCCGGTGAAACCACCGCGTCGCAGGCCGTCGAAGGCCAGCATTGCACCCGCCATCAGCGCGGCGTTCGACTTGCCGATGGACGAAAGCTTTTGGCCCAGCGTGGCTGCCTCCCAGGTGGTGGCGACGCCGGGCGCCAACTGGACGCTGCCGCCGATCCCGAAGAACGATTTCAAGCCGGGCAAGAAACCAGCCCATCCGGCCTTCGAGAGGATGCCGCCCGTTCCGGCCGCGCCACCAGCAGAGGGGACGAAGGGCGGGGTGGCAGCAGTCGGGGCACCGAATACAGACGGAATGATCGATGGTGCACCGCCACCAGACGGCACGAATGGTGGCGTCCCGCCCGGCGCGCCACCGGCAAACACGGGCACGGCCCCGACGCCGAGGATGCCGCCCAGCTTGCCGAGCATTCCGCCGCCACCCATCCCGCCCTGCTGGAACGTGACCTTCTGTCCAGTGAACAACTGCATCAGCATCGCTGCCACGCGTGAGGACACCACGTCCTTGATGGCCGTCAGCAGGGCGGTCTTCAGCGAGTTGCCAATCGCGGACCAGATGGACTGCGACTTCGTCAGCAGCGCATCGAAGACGCCCTCGGCCTGGCGCTTGAAGGAATCGAAGATCCGTCGATTCTCGTCGCGGATGAGCTGGCCCTGCCGGATGGCGGCGCTTTCCCGCGCTGCCAGGATGGCGGCGTCGTTAGCCTCCTGCTGCTGGCCGCGCAGATCCTGGCGTTGCTCAGTGACTTCGGCGATCCGCGCGCGGATCTCGTCGGCCTGGTAGCCGAGCCGCTTCAGGTTGGCCTCTTCCTCAATCAGCATCCGCGTGGTCTCGAGGTCGAACAGCCGCAGCTTGATGTCGCTCACACGCTGGAGATAGGCGACCTCGATCTCCATCTTCCGCTGCTCGACCCAGAGCTTCTGCCGCAGCGTCTGCGCGTCCAGCGCTTCGACAGCCCGCAACTGGGCATCGCGCCCGTAGCCCGCGCGCTGCTCTTCGAACCTGTACACGTCGGCGAGATGATCGAGGTTCCGCCGCGCGATCTCCTCGTTGTTGGCCAGGCGCTTCTGATAGAGGTCCGACTCCCAGGCAAGGCGCTGCTGGTACGCCTCCTGCTGTTCCTTAAGGTACTCGGCCATCTCCTCCTTCTGCATCTGGCGGACCTTGGCGCGCAGTTCTCGCTCCAGGTTCTCGCGCGTCTTCGCGGTGAGACCCATTTGATGCGTGGCGCCCCGGTCATCGACGAAGGAGGTGTACTTCGAGATCTCCTTCCGCATTTCGAGCAGGATCTTGGCGGGCCCCGCGACACCATGAGCCTCTGCCGCCAACGCCGCTTCGAGAGAATCCCGCTCTGCCTGTGCCTGCCGTTTCCGAATCTCCTGCGCACGTTTCAGAGCATCGAGGTCCGGCTCGTTCGAGGTTTTGACGGTGATCTTCGGGCCCCCGAATTCGAAGGTCTCGCCCGGCAGCATCTTCTTGCCGGAGATCAACTCCCGGATTTGGTCATCCGTCATGCCCTTCTTTCGCAGGTCATCGACCTTGACCTTGCCCTTGAAGAGGTCGTCGCGGAGGGCTTGGCGCTCCATCTCGTCGTAGCGTGCTTTGAGTTGTTCCTGGGTGTTCTTCCACTCCGAGTAGACGATGGCGCCCGCCGCAACCACGCCACCGGCGAGCAGCGCATATGGGTTCAGGCTGGGCAGGTTGAGAGCGGCGATCGCCTTGGCCAGGTCCATAATCTTGGCGGCGAGGCCATACGTGGCCAGCACTCCGGCGACCCACAGCGCCGTCTCACCAAACTTTGTGAGGAGGTCGGTGTTCTCTTTCAACCAACCGACCAGGCTCCGCAGGTTTCCGATCAGTGCCCGAAGATCATCCTGGAATTTGGCTCCGATGTCTTCACGCAGGTTGTTGAACTCGCGGCGCAGTGCTCCGAGTTGCCCCTCCACGGTCTGAGAGGCGGCGGCGTGTGCGCCCTGGATCTTCGCTCCCTCTCGCATCACCGCGTTGTACCGAACCTGTTTCTCCTCGGCATCGGTCAGCGCGCGGCCCAGCTTCAGTTCCTGAATCAAGACCTCTTTCTGAAAGTCGACGAATAGTCCCAGCGTGCGGAGCCCCCGCGAAGCGCCGGACTCGATGGAGAGGACAATCGCATCCATCGCTTCGCCGGCGGACACGTTCTGGACTGCGGCTGCGTTCTTCGCGAGTTTCGCCAGACCCTCGGCCCTGCCCAGGTCCATGTCGGCGACGATGAGGCGCTGCACGGCATGGGCCGCCTCGGTAAACTCGAAGCCGATCTCTTCAATCGCCGCGACTTGCTTCGTGGCCGCCGCCGCACCCACTCCGTGCGCGGTTGCCAGCGCTTTGAGGGAAGCTTCTGCCTTGGCGTTCTCGGCAGCCATCATGACGGAGCCCACCGTGAACTCTTTGGCCCAGGCGACCGCGCTTTTGATGGCATCGGCGAGGAGACTGCCGGCAGTAGCGCCCTTCACCATGGCGGCCGTCATGCCGTCGATGCTGGACGACGCGCCACGGGCGGCCTTCGCTGCCGTCTGCTCGATGCTCGACAGGCCCGAGTTGACGGTCTTGATGGACGCATTGGCCCGGTTGACATCGACTTCGACGACGAGTTCGAGCTTATTGTCGGCCACGGTTGTTCAACTGTTCGCGGTCCAAACTGTCGCGTTCTTCTTCGAGGACGAGCATGGCGAGGAACTCATCGGCCCGGATGTCGTCGAGTCCGATCCGCACGCCCAGCTTCAGGGCTGCGCGGAGGTCGATTGCGCGGCGGATGAGGAGACCGGTCTTGGAGGACTGGGTCGCATCCAGACGGTCGAGCGGGCAGTGATCGCAGCGGCCGCCGTCCGGCGCATCTGGGCAAAGCCCCGGATCGCAGAGTTCGTCGCGCCGGAGGGCCCAGTGGACCAGGTATCGCAGGGAGGGCTGTTCCGGCCACTCCCCGGTCAGGAGTTTGGGTCCCGGTCTTCCTGGAAGCCCGCATCGAGCGCGTCGATCGCCGCCTTCACGGCGACCGCCTGGTGGATAACGGGCACCTCGCCGGCGTAACCCTCGGCTCCCTGCGACAACCTTTTGTAGAGCGCGGCCGCCGCGGCAAGGTTGATCGTAAGTTCCTGGCGGTTGAAGGGGAGATCGAGGATGCGGGCGAAGCTCCGCCGGTACTCGAAGACGTCCTTCGCCGAGGGCATCTTCAGGATATGGCTGGTGACGCCGCCCAGCACCCGGGTCGAGACACGGAAAGTGTCGCCGGTCTGGACCACGTCATCCACTTCCGCCTGGCTCAACTGGTCGATGATTCGGCTCGCCTCGAAGGGATCGACTGCCGGTTCTTCGCCGTCACGGATCTTGCTGAGCAGCGCCGCATCGCCATCCTCCGCGTTGGTGACGGTCGTTTCGGAGACGCCGCGGCCGAGTTGCTTGATGATTACCTTCCGGCGGCGCTGGCGCTCCGTCCACTCCGCATCGGTTGGGAAGCGGACTCGGATGGCCTTCAGACCTTCCGGGGTATGCAGGTTGATGGCGACCGGGCGGGTCGCGTCGAAAACAGGAGTTGTCGTTTCCATGAAGTCGTTCCTTACTGGCAGATCTGATCCACGTTGCACTTGGCCACGGCGGTGATGATGCCGTTGGTTGAGTCGTAAAGCGGCGTGCAATCGACGGCCACCGTGAGGATGCCGTCCGTCTCGGCGAGTTCCGTGGTGGCGTAGGCGATCTTCTGCCAGGTGATCTGAAGGGAGTTGTTCGTGTCGAACGAGAGATTGATGACCGCCGTGCCCGTGGTCTGGGCCTTCAGCTTCGTATACTCCGTCGAGCCATTCTCGAAGCGGGCGACGAACTTGAGGTTCCCTTGGCGGTTGCCAAACTCGAGGCGGCCACGGATCGCGCCGGAAGACCCGTCGCCGACGGACTGGAATCCGGAGCCAGGGAAGAAGCCCGCGTCCATCCGGAGGTTGTTCTTCCAACCGGTTTCAAGCGAGACGATGTTCTTGTTGGTGACGTAGTCAACGCCGTTGATGGTCAGCGTCAGGGACGCCGACGGCAGCAGTTTCTCTACCGTAGCTGCGGGCATGGTGATGCCCGTGGCCGAATCGATGACCTTGCCGGAGCCAACGAACTCGACGTTGATCTTCGAGTTGGCGCGGCCAGGACCGGAGCCGACGGTGAGTTGCCACGATTCCACCGCACAGCCGACCGCCATACGGTCGAGCACGACGCCCGCGCCCGGGCGGATTTGCTCGACGAATGAGAAGTACGGCAGTTCCGCGGCATCGCCGTTGGCCGGAAACAGCGGCGTGCATGTGTACGTGAAGTTCGGCGTCGTGCCGGACTTCACCACCTTGCCGAGCCCGAATGCCATGGCCCAGGCCGCGATCTCGGCGCTGAGGTATTTCTCCAAGTTGCCGCTCACGTCCCAGGACGTCTTGAAGGTCTGAGTTGGAAACTCGTGGCCCTTGCCGTACTCCTCGGCGTCGTTCTCGGTGTTGTGAGTTTTCCGCAAGCGTGCGTGAAAGCTGGCGGGGGTAAGTGGTAGGGTCGTTCTTTCGCCGGCATTGTCGGCGGGAGGAATGCAATGACCCGTGGGAAGAACTCCGGAGTTCCCAGCATTGA